GGCGCAGTCCATTCACCCCCGCACCGTGATTGTCGAAGGTCAGGTCAACATTGACGACGCTTTGAACAACGAGACTGGCGCAATCATTCGTGCGCGTGCGCCAAACATGGTGCAAGCACTTACTACTCCGTTTGTTGGGCAGGCTGCTTTTCCAGTATTGGAGTACTTGGACGAGATCAAGGAATCTCGCACAGGAATGTCGAAAGCCGCAATGGGTTTGAACGCTGACGCATTGCAATCTAGCACCAGAGCTGCTGTGGCAGCCACGGTGAGCGCGAGCCAAGGGCGTATTGAGTTGACTGCGCGTCTCATGGCTGAGGGCATGAAGGAATTGTTTAAGACGATCCTATTCTTGGTGACAACCCATCAAGACAAACCACGCATGATCCGCTTGCGTAACAAGTGGGTGCAGATTGACCCCCGCGCTTGGGACAGTTCGATGGATGTCTCTGTCAATATCGGTCTTGGCAATGGTGACACCAATGAGCGTATTGCAACCATGATGCAAGTCTTGGCGAAACAAGAGGCCATCATTGCCCAGTACGGCTTGAACAATATGGTGGTCACACCTCAGATGTATGTCAGGACTTTAAAGAAGGTCGTTGAACTCTCTGGACTCAAAGACGCATCCCAATATTTCATGGACTTGCCAGAGGATTGGAAAGCACCAGAGCAAGCGCCAAAGCCAACGCCAGAACAGGTTTTGGCACAAGTGCAGGCAGAGTCCATTCGTGCAGATATACAGAAAAAGGCTGCAGATTTAGAGTTACAACGCCAAAAAATGATACGAGATGATGACTTTAGGCGTGATCAGCTCAATCAAGAGTTGATGCTCAAAAAGTATGAACTTGAATTAAAGTATCAAACGCAGATTGACTCGGCACAAATTATGGCGATGCAATCTGTTGACAGAGAGGCTGTAAAACAACAGGGTCAATTGCAGGCGCAGGCCATGCAAGTGGCTCAGAATTTACAGCAACCCATTAACCCACAAGGAATGGTCTAAAAAGTGAGCAAACAAGAAGAAGACATAAGAAAAGGCAAGAAGGCTGAGTCGCTAATAGCAGATGAGGCTTTTTCAAGTGCTTTATTGAAGATGGAGAACGATGCCGTCTGGTTTTGGAAGGACACGAAACCAGAGGACACCGTGAAGAGAGAACACGCTTGGCATATGTTGCGTGCTATTGACAACTTCCGCACAGAGATGAGCAAGCTCATTGACAACGGAAAGTTTGCACAGCGCCAAGTCGAGCGTGATCAGAAAACTTTGGTGTAAGAAGGGAATAGGACATGGAAAACCAAGCACCTATGACCGTAGCTGATGCAGCTAGTGCTCTTGATCAAATGATGTTGCCGCTTGGCGGGGAACAGCAGACAGATGACAAGGCGCGTTTGACCGAGGACGAAGAGTCCGAAGTCGCGGCTTCAGTCGATGAACAATTGGATGTGCAAGACGATGAGTCCAATAATGAAACGACTGAGGAACAGTTAGAGGAAGAGGAAGAAACGCAAGAAGAGGAAGAACAGCCACAGGTCTACACCGTCAAAGTTGACGGTAAAGAGATCGAGGTGACGCTGGACGAACTCCAAAAAGGTTATTCCAGAACTCAGGACTACACACGAAAGACGCAACAGGTCGCTGAAACTCGAAAAGCAGTCGAGGCAGAGGCTCAAGCGATTCGTGCCGAGCGTGAGCAGTACGCTCAATTGTTGGGAGCGTTGAAGCAGCAACTTGAGACGACTGAAGCGCCTGTCGATATGGATCGTCTTCGTGATGAAGACCCTATTGAGTGGGTGAGACAGTCGGAGATAAGACGCCAAAAGCAGGAAAAACTCGCAGCCATTCAGTCCGAACAGCAGCGACTCTCCGAGTTGGCGCAACAGCAAAGAGCGCAGGAGTTACAGGCTCACCTTGCATCACAGCAAGAGGCACTACTCCAAGCAGTACCCGAATGGAAGGACTCCAAGAAGGCACAGGCTGAAAAGGCTTTGTTAGTTGAATTCGGTAAAAAGATCGGATTTAGTGACGAAGAACTCAAGAATGTTTATGACCACAGGGCTGTCATTGCGTTGCGTAAAGCAGCACTCTATGACCAGATGATGTCCAAACGTGGACAGATCAAGCCAGTAGTGAACAACGGCCCACGCCCTGCCAAGCCTTCGGCAGCAGGTCGCGTCTCCACAACAACTGAAAGTACACGCGCAAAACAGCGTCTTGCAAAGTCAGGTCGCGTCAATGACGCTGCCTCCGCAATAGAACTTCTTTTGAAATAGGACACTCAAATGGCAATCGTAACCAACACCTTCACCACATTTGATGCAAAGGGTATCCGCGAGGACTTATCCAACATCATCACTAACATTGCTCCAGAGGAAACCCCTTACATGAGCAATATAGGTAGCGAATCAATCTCTAACTCATTGTTTGAGTGGCAAACCGACACACTCGCATCCGCAGCAGCTAACAAGCAATTGGAAGGTGATGATGTCACTTCTTTTGACGCAGTTACTGCAACTGTTCGTCTGCAAAACTATGCTCAGATTAGCCGCAAAACTATCGTTTTGTCTGCTACTGAAGAGACAGTTAACAAGGCAGGCCGTCGCTCTGAATTGGCGTACCAAATTGCCAAGCGTAGTGCTGAGTTAAAGCGTGACCAAGAGTACACCATGCTCCAAGGAGCTGTGGCTGCTGCTGGTAACACCACAACTGCTCGCGGTACTGCATCGTTGCAAGCCTTCATTAAGACTAACTACGATATGCAGACCAACGGTGCTAACCCATCGTATACGACTGTGCCAACCAGCGCCCGTACCGACGGCAACGTGCGTACCTTTACAGAGACCATCTTGAAGAACGTGATTCAACAAGTTTGGACTGCTGGCGGTACACCAAAAATCTTGATGACTGGTCCAGTCAACAAGCAGCGCGTGTCTGGCTTCTCTGGTATCGCATCTTCACGTTTCAACATTGATGGCGGTGCGCGTCCTGCAACCATCATCGGTGCAGCAGACATCTATGTCTCTGACTTTGGCAACGTGCAAGTTGTGCCTAACCGCTTCCAGCGCGAGCGTGACGCATTCGTGATCGATCCTGATTACGCAAAAGTCACAACTTTGCGTCCATACCAACAAATTGAGTTGGCTAAGACTGGTGACGCTGAGAAGCGTATGCTCATCGTTGAGTGGGGTCACAAAGTGTTGGCAGAAAATGCTCATGGCATTGCTGCTGACTTGGTTACTTCTTAATCTAACTAGCGAAGGGGTCTGGGGCAACTCAGACCCTTTTTTACATGACTGAAAAAAGACTATTCAATACTGACGCAGATCAGGGAATAACGCGGTATTTTCACTATGACGATGAGACTGGACAGGCAACGATCCAGACCCAGCAAGACGTCACAGCAATCATTGAAGAGAACAAACAAGAGTACGCTCAAGTTGATGAGCGTGCTAGGTGGGGTGAATGGACGCGAGTTGCCAGCATCCCCATGTCAATCTACTTTCAGCTCAAGGCTGAAGGCAAACTAGACGATCAAGAGTACATGAAGAAGTGGTTAAACGACAGAGATAACCAGTACTTTAGAACTAGGGCTGGTGAAGTATGACGCCAAACTACATTGCAGTATGCACACCAGCGCGTGACATGGTTCACGCCAATTACACATTCTGTATGGTCAACATGGTCGCGTTTCATACCATCAACACAATGGACGCGGTATCACTAAAGATTGTCCAAGGCACATTGATACAAAACCAGAGGGCTGACCTTTGCCTAGACGCCATGCGTGAGGGTTGCACCCATGTCCTATTTGTGGACTCCGACATGACTTTCCCACAAGACATGATCGAGAGACTTTTGGCGCATGACTTGGACATCGTGGCAACGAACTGTGCTAGACGCAGGATGCCTACTGGACCGACTGCTCAAAATGAAATCAATGGCGAGAGGCAACTGGTCTACACCATGCCTGAGTCCACGGGAATTGAGGAAGTTCACTCTATTGGCATGGGCGTGATGCTCATTAAGCGCAGGGTATTTGAGAGACTGACAGAGCCTTGGTTTGAGACACCTTGGCGTACCGATAAGCGTGGATACATAGGGGAAGACATTTTCTTTTGCCGTAAAGCGCAGGCGGCAGGCTTTAAAATCTACATAGATCACGACGTTTCCAAGGAGATTGGACACATCGGGACTTTTGAATTCAAGCACGATCACACATGGGTAATGCGTGATCTTGAGAAAGCAGAAAAGGCTGAGAATGGCGCTGACAACCTATGCTGAACTGAAGACTTCTGTCGGGGACTGGCTCAATCGCTCAGACTTAACGAGCGCTATCCCTGACTTTATCTCTTTAGCAGAAGCCCAGATCGAGCGTAACTTACGCACAAGACAGATGATTGTGCGATCTACCGCGTCTCTCACCACAGAATACTCGGCTGTGCCTGATGACTTTCTTGAGGCAAAGACCTTTAAGTTAGACACCAGCCCTCCAACACCATTGCAATTTGAGACGATTGACTCGATGGATAACCTTTCTGTTGTCTACACATCGTCTGGCAAGCCAGCGTATTTCAGCGTGGTGGGCAATCAGTTTCGCTTTATCCCTACACCAGACACTACTTACACGGGTGAGTTGACCTATTACGCCAAGTTGAGCAAGTT